TTATAATACTTGCAATACGTTCTTTATCCGTTCGCAGTTCATACGCTATGCGTTCGCATTCAAATCGCATTGCGTTCGCATTTTGATAAAGCTCTTCAATAATTGCCCAGTATAAACCATAGCCCTCAAAACCATGTTCATAGATAAGTTTTTTAATCTTCTCATCGCTTCTGGTATTGTAGTCGTGAGAGAAATAAAACGTGTCACTCATAGCCCTCTGATTAATCGTTGTACTTGTACTTCATGCCACATCTCATCAATTCCCTCAGCATGTCCCCAATTTTTGTATTTAATGTGATCTAACATACTAAAGTTTTCACCTTCACGAATGCCGCTCATTAAGTGAAAGTCGTAAGTGAACCAGAACTGATTGTCCCGGTATACATCAATGATACAGTAATCATTTTCAAATTTGTGTTTTATATGATATTCCATTGCATAAAAAAAGCCCCGTACCAGTTAGATGTGTGGTAGTCCATCTAACCAGCCGAGGCATAAGGTCTTAAACATAACAGCTACCACCCTGTTGTAATACTCTACGAATATACTATAATCTTATACGTTTGTCAAGTATTTTCTTTGTTATCAATCTGAATAAACCCAGTGTGTCGATTGCTTCCCATTTCTTTGAGGAAGTTTACTTCAACCTTTGCTGAGTTGATAATTGTCTGAGCAACATCGCTAATTGCTTTAGCTTTGTCAATTTCCATATCACCGTCTTTTAACATTTCGATCGTTTCAAAAAGGTGATGTCTAAGGTCTTGAATTTTGTCTTTTGCCATTGGTTATTCTTGTTATAGTTTTCTTTAAATTAATTACTTCTTTGATTTCTTCTGGTAATCTGTGAACCGTGTTTCTTAACATGTTTTCCTGCTTTGTAATAAGCTCTAAGTTGTCAAGTGTTATATTTGACTTATCGCCATCCTTAAAAGCTACTACATAGCCCTCAGGTACTTTACCGTTTTCCTGTATCCATAAATACCGGTGATACAAAACATACTTGCCATTTACTTTAATTAAGGTGAACCCATCTTTATCTACACGAATTGAACCCTCAGGCTTCCAGTTGTGCGGCTTACGTCCTTTCTTAAATTGTGTTTCAACGCCTCCTATTTGCAAACCTTTCTTGCCTTTGTTCCAAGGTGTGTGATTCTTCTTGAATTGGCTTTCTACATTTGGAGTGATCGTGTACACCTCAGCGTATAAGTAACTGTTGCTTTTCCTCAATCCCATTTTGTTAGCTTTGTTGTAAATGTTGTGAGTTTTACAATTAAAGATCTTGCACAGTTCTTTTGTCTTGGTATCTGGGTAGAGCTTACTTAAAAGCTTCTCCTGTTGAATTGTCCATTTCATAACCTAAATCTTTCTTGACTTTCTGTTGTTTGTTCAACTTCTCCAGGTACTTACGCCCTCTGAATTGTGGTCGCTCCATTTGAAGCTTACGTCTGATTCTTGTGATGGTCTGTGCATCGGTTAACTTTCCGAATGTGTACTCACGCTTGAAATCGTCAAAGGTTTCTAATCTGATACCTTCATCTGACATCTGCATTGTCCAATAGTAGGCTGTTAACATTCGGTCATCATCTTTGGTTTCTGGGTGCTTGAGTAAAACAGCCGCAACCCTTTGTTGTATCATGTTACTCATTTCTTAAATCTCCTTCTGTATAAAGGTTCAACATACGGCTTTTCAGATTCGTTCGCTTGGCGTTCAAGCTCATCCTCAAGCTTCTTAAATTCTCTGACATCGTCGCAGATTTTGGCATAAGCTAAATAGCAGATAGCCATGATTAATGCGATTGGTAAAACTAAAATTACTGGTACTTCCATAGTTCAAATATAAACTTTATTTTTAATTCGCCAAAATATTTTGCAATAATTCCCATGCATTCTCTAATTTTTCATTAAGTTCAAACTCAACCTCATGACGTTCAATCTCTGCAATGTGCAACTGCTTTGCTTCTGGCATTCGTGGATCACAAGAAACAAAGTATCCATAGTCCAGGTCAGTTGCTAACATTCCCAACTGCATCTGCCAGTAATATTCAGGGTGTATCTGCTTAAGAGAATCCGCATCATAGATGTTGAAGTTCTTTAAATGGATACCGCTATTGTATGGGCATTTTATTTCAAGGATTGCATCTGAACTCAAGCCGTCAGGTGAATAACCACTGTACTCACCGTAAGGAATAAAGACGTAGGTTTCTCCTCCGTAGTAGGTCCACTCCTGAAAGTTCTGCTGATTGAAATTAAAAAATGCATATTGCTCATGTGCTATACCCCATTCAAGAGCATCTCCGTACATCGGTTTACTTTGCCCAGTGAGAATCTCAGCAGCTCGTTCATAGACAAAAGTTTCTGCTGTCTTAGAAAGGGGAGAACCTGACCGGCTGCTCCCCATTAACTTGTGTACTACTGAAGCCGTGAATCTGTTGGCTCTTGCTTTGAGCCATTCCTCTTGGCTTTGTGTCATCGTAACTTCCATCCGTTCTGCATTAGTCATTTCGTTGCTGTCAATACCTCCTCATGCTTTTTAGAGATGACAAACTTATCCTTGATGTCTTGAATCTTGCCTCCGCTTTGGATGTGCTTTAAGGCTTTATCCCACATTGGATGTTGTGGTGTGATGGTTTCCTTGACTGTTTTAACTTGATGCCCACTTGCACTATTGCCGTCATCATCTGCCTGGTTTAAATTGAAGATAGATGCAAGGGCATAACGACGAGCATAGGTCAAAGCAGATCCGTACTGCTGAGGATTGTTAGCATCTCGCATCCTCAAGAGCTGCTCAGATTGCATCCATTCGCCTGATTCAACATGATAAATCTTTGTGACTAATACATCATCGTGTGGGTGCTGTGTAATCAAAAGCCCTAACTCTTGACATACCGGGTTGATGGTTGTCAGAATACTGGACAAATCCGCATAGCTGGAGTGGAAATGGTCATTCTTGGCTGTCTTACGAACAGCGTTTACTTTGCCTTGAAACTCAAATAGAGCCTTCACAAGGTTGTTTGTTTCGTTACTTGTTTTCATTTTCTATTAGTTTTATTCTTGTTGGTTTTAATTGGTGATAATACATCAGGTCATTGATAACGTCATATCGCTCTATGTCGTTGTAAATTCTGAAGTCTGTTTTGTAGGATGCTCCTTCCTCGTCAACTACTCTGAAGATATTGTCAGAATACTCGTCACGGTAGTGATCCATAATCATAGACTCTACTTCCTCACGATCAAAAAACAGAGTCACAAAATACTGCTCCACTTCAATCTCGTTGTCGTGTACTAACATGGTAATCATTGCTGCACCTCCTCGTTTTCAATGTCCTCAAGGGCAGCCTTTAAAACTAACAGAGCCTTGTCTGAAATGACGTTCCCTTCAATGTACTTTTTAACGGTGGGCATAGATACCCCCGTTTCTTCGCTGACACGCTTGATGATGCCGTGGCGTTTCTTTAACTTAATAAGTTTGACAATTTCTTGTATTTCCATACGGCAAATATAAAAATATTTTACCGAATGAAAAAACTTTTTTAATTATGGACTGCCTAAAGTATCGGCAATGTATTGAGCAATACGCTGCCCAAGGGTTTCTGTGGTAACTTTTTCTAAAGAATTAGATATAAATGGTTGAGCCTTTGTTCCTCGTTTCCCAATGACGTTTCTGATAGCAAAAGCGAGTGACTTTGTAGCCGCTATTTTATCAGGTGACTGATTAATCTTCATCTGCATTTCCTTTTTATTTTGCACCCACTCATAAATATTTGCGTATGGTGGTTTTTCTCCTCTCTTTCTTCCGTTCTCAACATAATACCAATAATCTTGCATCATGGTTGTTAAACGATATCCACCGGGTTTGCTTGTGATTTTAGGACTAATGGAAGAAGATAAGCTGCTCGTTGCGTTGGTGTTATTAATCCTCAATCGGTTCTGCATCTGAGCGATTAACTCATTGCCCCAATTTTGAACAATACGCAAAATGCCGTCATCTGATGACGGATTAAAATCTGAATACTCTTTTCCTATGTTCTCAAGAGAATCAGCCATTTATTTTACTTAATGCGTAGTTGTGAAAATCCTTTAATCTGCTGATCCATCCTCTGCCAAAATGCTTGAATGAATCAAGACCTCTCAAAAACTGAACTCTATGGTCGTATGACTTCAAGTAGATATAGTCCTCCCCTTTCATGATTATAAGGCGATTTAAGGCACTTAAAGTCTGCTTCCCTACCTTCCCATCCACTGCAATGTTAAAACCCTCTGATACGATAAATTTCTGTAATTGCTTGGCTGCTCCATAAACGCCTGACCCCCAGGCGAAATCTGCCCAAAACTCAGCGATAAGGTCTGATTCAATATCGTCTGCTTTTATACCTTCCCAGTAGAGTTTATAGATTGATTTCCAATC